CATTCCGTTCTACGTCCAGAACAGCACGACTCTGCTGATGGGTAACTGGACGGAGGGAATTGCGTAATGTTATTCCCTTCGTTTTTTAATGCGGGTAAGCCGACGTATGAAATCGAGCAGAGCTTGCGGTTTGATGGGAGTTCCTATCTGGACCGAACGTTCAGCACTCTTTCAAGTACACCTTCTTCTGGCACGTTATCGTTTTGGATCAAACCAGCAAAACCCAACGGAACAGCAACAGAGTACATCTTTAATGTCAGACCCAGTGACGGTTACCAGACTATTCTTGAGATAACTACCGACCGAAAACTGCAGGAAGCAACCAATTTCGGTGGTTACCAAACCAGAACCAATCCAGGACAACTGAGAGACCCATCTGCATGGATGCACGTTGTCTATCAATACCAATCGTCAGGCACCGGTAACAGCGTCAAGTTTTTTATAAACGGCGTGCAGATGTTCAGTGGAGCTGCCGACAGCCGCGCGAATTATTTTTGGGGTGATAACGCCGGGACGTGGCCTGCTCGGATAGGAAACTCCGCAGGCGGCACCTCGCAACCTTTTTACGGTTATCTTGCTGAGTTCCATTCGTGCAATGGCAACCATTATGCGCCAACTGAGTTTGGTGAGTACGACGAAAATGGTGTCTGGCGTCCTATTAAAACAAGCGGGTTGACTTATGGCACCAACGGCTTCTACCTGAAGTTCGACCCCTCTGCCACCAACGGCATCGGTCACGACCACAGCGGCAACGGCAACAACTTCACCGCCAATAACTTCACCACCTCCGGCACTGGTACGGACGTGATGAGCGACACGCCGACGACGAACTATTGCACGTTGAATCCGCTAGCTAAAACTAGTTCGGTAGCTACTTTTTCAGACGGAAACCTGCAGGGAGTTACACCTGCTTCTGGTGTTGGAAACATCTATGCAACAATGCAGATTCCTTCGAGTGGGAAGTGGTATTGGGAAGTTAAAGGTGTATCTTCCAACTTTTCTGCAATTATTGGTGTATCTGCTTATAAAGCTAACGAAACAAGTCTATGGCAAAATAGCAACAATGCCCTTTACTACAACTACACGGGCGTAGGTCGAAAATTTGTAAACGGTGTATCCTCAGATTACGGTGTTAGTTATACCAATAATGACTTAATTGGTGTAGCTTGTGATGTAGACGCAGGGACTATCGAGTTTTTTGTAAATGGTACGTCACAAGGCAGCATTTCGCACCCATTGATCGGTACGTTTCCCGCAGCTTGTGATGGTACAGGCACAGCCGGAACCACATTTACTTTTAACTTTGGACAGCGAGCATTCGAGCAAACCCCACCGACCGGCTACAAAGCACTGAACACCGCCAACCTCCCCGCGCCGACGGTTAAGGATGGGTCGAAGTATTTCAATACGGTGCTGTGGACTGGTAATGGAGTTTCAGGAAGGGCGATAACTGGTGTTGGGTTCCAACCAGATTTCCTTTGGATTAAAGGCAGAAATATTGCTGTATCGAGCTACCTACAAAACAGCATCGCAGGTGCAACATATTATATGTTCTCCGACGACACAATTTACGAGCGAAATCTAGACGACTCTGTTGATAGTTTTGACACTGATGGCTTCACGGTAGGCAATGACGGCGGAACCAATGGATCTGGTGGCACCTATGTTGGCTGGAACTGGCTTGCAGGCAACGGCACCACAACCCCAACACAAGGCACTATTGCAAGCACTGCAAGCGTCAACACTACGGCTGGTTTTTCGATTGTTAGTTATACAGGCACCGGCTCCAACGGCACCGTGGGTCATGGATTGAATGTTGCACCTGACATGGTAATAACTAAAGCAAGAGACGGGGGAAGTCATGGTTGGGGTGTTTATCATCGCTATGGCAGTCAAGGTGCCGAAACACAGTTGCAACTACATTCAACAGCAGCGCCCAATACTGGCACAAGTTTCTGGAACGGAACTCACCCAACTAGTACAGTTTTTACTATTAATACCTCAAGCGCAACAAACAATAACGGCAGCAATATGATCGCCTACTGCTTTGCCGAAGTCGAAGGCTACAGCAAGATGTCTAGCTGGACTGGCAACGGTGTGGTAGACGGTCCGTTCTGCTTCACCGGATTTAGACCCTCGTTCCTGCTATTTAAGCGTTCAAATGCTGCTGAAGACTGGGTTATTACTGATAGCACTAGGCGCACTTACAACCAAATGAATGGCGGATTGCGTCCCAACAGTGCCGCTATTGAGTGGTACACCGATGACGTTGCTATTGATTTCACCGCTAATGGTTTCAAAATTAGATCAGGTGACGCCAAGATAAATGCCAGTGGCAGCACTTATGTGTTCATGGCTCTGGCGGAGAACCCATTCGGCGGGGACGGTGTTTCGCCCGCTACCGCAAGATAACCATGGCATTTCTACTTAACGGAAAAGTCCTTAAGCCAGATCATCCCTTTGTGGATGCAAAGGGTAACCAATACCCTGCTGGCTGGTTAAGGCATCACACACTAGCTGAAAAAGAAGCAATCGGTATCGTTGAGATACCTGACTATTGCGAATGTAATCAACCACTTCACCATCATTAAACATCATGATTGCACTTATCCGTCCTGTTCTCTTCTCCTTCCTTAACAGCGAGAAGGTGAAGCGCCTGGTTGTGGATCTTCTCCGCAAACTGGCCGAGCAATCAACCAATACCGTTGATGACCAAGCTGTTGACTTTATTGAGCGTGGTCTGTTTGGCGACAAGTGAACCTCGGTGAGCCTCCGGCATTGCCGGTTCTAAGGCTTCCTGAGCCACCTGCGCTACCACGTCCCGTACTGGAGGTGCCAAGGGCCGAGTTACCCTCGTATAAGCCCCTTGTAGTGCCTCCTAACGACCTCCGCCCACCACCGGGTATCAAAAGCTCAGAGCCTTCTGAAAAGAACGAGCCACAGCCAAAGAAACCCCCTGTTACACCACCAGTTCCAGTTCCTCCACCTCAGGTACGTTACATCGACGTGCCTGGGACGGACCTGGATGTACCGCTTCCCAGCAACGAAATCCTTGTAACAGCAGGAACCACTGCGACTGTGTCCGTGATTGCCACGCTAACAGCAACGGCAGTATTTAAACGGACAGTACAAGTCTTGAAACCAATCATCAAGAAATTACTGACTCGTAAATCTAAAAATGGAGAAGCGCAATAACTTTTTCCATGATTTCTTCAGTGAGATCGTCAAAGCACTTGTACTTGTTTGGAGTGCCGGTGTGTTGACTGCCTCATACATGGGAATGCTCCAAAAAATGGATCCGACGTTCGTGGCCAGCCTCTTGTCTGGTACGTTGGCGTCGTATGGTATTAGTCGCATCGACAAAAACTCTAAACAGGATCCACCTAAATGAAAAAACTACTGTTTCTGTTACTGATGCTGCCCTCTGCGGCAATGGCACAGACTGTGACCCCACAGTTTACCCAGGGGTCCATGCAAGCTACCACCACTACCACGCAAACGATTACCGAAACGATTGCGACAGAGGTGTACGGTGGAGCGTACAAGTCCTGGTCTGGAACTAATGTAACCCCTAGCGGTAGCATCAATGATTCTACGACCACTTATTCCGTAACTACCGCTGGAGATCCGTGGCAACTCGAAATCACGGAACGAGCAGCCGGTGTGGTCGAGACAATCGACATTACTCGGGACATCGACTACTCTTCTACTACTACCTCATTGTCGGTCTTCTCACAATAGCCCCAGTTAGGGCCGAGGAGCCGACGGTAAGTAACAATGCATCTCCTATTGCAGCTGCAACTGGCAATGTTACTAACCAAGCCGTACAATTTCAGAACAACGGAGCCCCAAGTAGGCAACAATTTAGCCCTGGTAACTCTTGTAATGGCACAACAATGACGTTTTCGCCCTTTTATATGGGCAATGATGTCATGCCAGACAGCTATACCCGTACCAATAACTACGGCGCACAGCTTAATTTTAGTATTCCGCTTGACGGAGGCATGATTGAGCAGTGTAAACAGATAGCAAAACGCCAAGAAGAGAAGCTTAGGCTTGATTATGAGCTTGTTCGGGCTCTAAAATGTACTGAAATTATGAAAGCAGGCTTCACCTTTAGACCTGGATCACGGGTCGAGGTGCTTTGCCACGACATTGTACCCATTGTCTCTCTTACAGATGACTCATCCAGTAATTCCGACTGACTTTCCCGCAGATCCAGCTTTTGGTGACATCCATACCTTCCACAACAGTGAGTGGGAATGGACCAGCATTGGTTGGGTTAAGCGTGAAATCGTTTTGACCAGCACTTATAAGGTCTATGACGGCAAACTTGTGAAGCAAACCTGATCATGACTAGAGCCACAGAAGATCAGTTCAACGAACTTCACGGGCTCGTCACGACAGAACTGATTGCCCGCATCAAGTCGGGTGTCGCTACGACCCAAGACATCAAAGCAGCTGCCGATTGGCTGTCTAAGAATAACATTACCGGTCTTCCAGTTTCTGGATCTCCGCTTGCTGAGCTATTTGCTACCTTGCCTGAGATCGAGCTGGAGGACGTAGAAAATGTCATTATCTAATGAGACAGTGCGCAACACGATTGCGGCTGCTGGACTGGCTTTGTTTAGCTGGCACACGCTGACCCTTCACGAGATTGCAAAGTCTGTGGAGGTCTTGCTTAAGACAAGCAGTACTACTGAGGTACGTCTTGAGCGCCTTGAAAACGCAGTCTTCTTTGACAATGCCTCACGCACGAAAGAGTAAGTCTGCTAAATACTACGCAGCCAACCCAAAAGCTGCGGCTAAAAAAGCAGCATACCAACGAAAACTAAATAAGAAGCCGTCTGTTAAAAAGGCATCCGAAAAGCGCTGGACTGAGCGCCGGAAGCGCGGCATTGCTGGGAAGGGTGGCCCCGACCTTTCCCATACGAAAAAGGGGAAGCTGGTTCTCGAAAGCCCAAGACGGAACCGAGCGCGTAACGGCCACAACGGTAAATCCACCAAGAAATAACCATCATGAGCCTGGTTCGCAACATCAACAAGCGGAAGAAAGCTGGCACTTCCCGCAGCAAGAAAAACTCCACCATTAGCCCGAAGGCATACAAAGCCATGAAACAGGGCTGGCCCAAGAAAAAGAAGAAGTAATCCACCGTAGAGGACCATGCCTCTCAAAGACCCTTCTGCCTACCTTTTTCACCTTAAGGCCATGACCTCCTCTGATGCAAAAAGGATGTGGCGTGCCGCAATCAAAGAAGCCTGGGGCAACCAGTGCGTCTATTGCGGTGCCACTGAACATCTAACCCTGGATCATCTCCACCCAAAAGCAAAAGGAGGCCACGACACAACTCACAACATGGTTTGTGCCTGCCTTTCGTGCAATCAAAGTAAAGGCTCT